GTTTCTTGATTGTTTTGTCTGCCTGTTCGGTATCGACGAGCATTCGATGCACAGCGTATTGAGTGCCCGGGATATACGAAGCGACGTGAGGAGCAAAGGGGCTTTTTATTTCCTTTGTACCCGAAGCAAAGTCATTCACCGGGTCGTCAACTCGATACCTTCCGTAAACCCTCGAAGCATTTTTGAACACTAGGTCGTTGACAAGGTCTTTCCCGTTGGAATGCGTCCAGTCGTATTTCCGAGCTTGGAGGTCCGTCGTTGGTGCGATTGAGATGTCTTTCGAAAGGTCGATTTTATTTGTCCAGTCCTTTGATTCACCGCTCGCCATGTAGTCATTGAACGGCTCTACTTGAAGATGTTTCGAGTTGTTTCTATCGGGAATGAATACGAGATTGAACATCTTTTGAAGCCCCGAGACGAAATCGATTTGCTTCATCTCAGGCATATTCGCGGCAACATCTACCGTCTGTCCTGAAGTCGCTGGGGTTATTTCTAGGACTTGGAACCACGTACTCTGAGGAGAGGCGGTATTGTCTCCGTCAAGGTTTAAGGTGTGGCCGCTATTCGCCATCTCATAAAATACCGTTATCGTATCTCCCGTATTTAAGAGTATCGGATCGCTTGGGATGTTGTGAACTTGATCATTGAACGCCGCTCCTGGATAGTTACCATCAAAAATATCCCAAACGGTTACGGCGGGCGATACGCTGGTCTTTTTTAACACCATCGAGAACTCGTGAGTCGTGTCGTTCGTCCGTCCAAATAAATTGATTCGGAAAGTGTAGAAAGCCCGAAAGGGTGCGGTAAAAGTCGAGCCGCCCGTGAAGTTGCCTCCGGTATCGAAGAACGGCGAAGACTCGCTCCATGCGGTAATAGAGGCTCCGGGGTTGTGAGCGTTTAATCCTGTGAGGTCGGAAGCCAACCCAACGAGCATCGTCTGTCCCGCGGGGTTTTCCGTGCCTTGAATTGAGCGTTTTCCGTTGTATAGAGCGAGATACATTCCGCTCATTCTCGAAAGGAAGTTCGAGTCGTAAGTATATCCCGCCGCCGTCATAATCTCTTCAAACAGTTTCTCCGCTTGGAAATATGGCGTGAAGTCTCCGTGTTCGAGGGGGTCGGTACTGCTCCAAATGTTGTCCGTAAGGTTTGCAAACCAATTCTGCCCCTTATCGGGTAGCCCGTAACGGATCGCCCCGCTCGATAAAGTTCCCGCCCAACTCGCTTCGATATTCGTTGCCGTAAGTGAATGATTGTAAGTCGTGAGGGTGAGGTCGGTAAGCATCCCGTCTCCGATATCCCTCGAGAGGTTGGCCGTCTCACCAAATACAGCAACTTCAACGTCTGCGTATTTCCCTTTCTGAACATACACCGCCTTCACTTGAGCAAATCCCCGCATGACCGGAATCGTGTTGTAAGTGAGTTCCGCATCGACTTTGACCTTGGGATCCCATGTCGTAATAAGACCGAACTCATTCACCGCCCCGAAGTAGTCTTGATTTTTCTTGGTGAGCGGAACGCGGAAGGTCTGCGAGAAGCTCGAGGATGAAGCGTTGATATCTTGAATATCCGAGAATTGATAGCTCAGATTGACGGGTTCGTTCTCGTAGAGTTCGATTTCATTTCCTGCGAGGGTGAGTCTTAGCATCGGATAATTTGTGCGAGTTCAACATTGAACGAAGTGATGAACACCTTCGAGACCGTTTCCTCTTCGATTTGCATCGAGTTCGTCTGAATGGTTACAGGCACCCAAGTCCCGTCAATTCGTGCCATGACGTTCTTCGACCGCATACAATACTGCATGAGCGTTATTTCTTCAATCGTCAAGATGCCGTTCAGTTGATAGGTCTCTTTGCTTTCGAGCTGGTAGGGCTTGATTTGTCGTGAGCTTGTCCCAAATGAAAACGTCGAAGCGTCATAATCTCCGACAATCTTTCGGTAGGTTTTCTCTTCTCTAGATACCGTCTTTTGTTTCTTGCCGTTGAAGCGCAGGTAATCCCACCCGCCCCGCGTATTCGCCCAACCAAGCTGAACGGGTTCGTTCTTTGTGTTCCTGCAATCGTTCGTTATGCGAAGGGCGTTCCCTGTTTGAGCATTCAAACCCGTCGAAGGAATAACGTCGTAATATAACCAGCCGCCTTGAACGGCATTGAGGGCGTTGGTTAGGGCTGTAATCGAAGCGGGGTAGATATATGAATATATGAGAGTTCCGTTGGTATTGGTTGGTGCGGCGGCTCCTGGGGACTGCGCTCCGTTTGTAAGGTTTATGTCATACGTGAGCGTGTCATCGAGGGACTCGTTATTGTCGTATATATTGATGACAAGACGCTCAATCAAAGATCCGGTGTCATCGGTATTCAAAAAGGCCGCGATCCCATCGTCTTCAATCCCTGCCTTTACTTCAATGATATCGTTCGAAGGGATGCGGTCGGTCAGCCATACCTTTCTGTTTGCTTGCGTTCCGTAAAAGTCAGCAAACGAAGGATGAAGGCCGTCCGAAATTTGCTCGTACCCGTCGATGAGGTACAGCGTCTGATTGTCTTCGTCTAGGTTTTCCGTTCCGCTCTCATAATACCCAAGCCTTACGGTATATCGTTTGACGTTGTTGTTCGATCGCGTGAACGGCTTGTTATTGAACGAGTGGACGGTTGCTGTAGTTTGATACTTGAAAGCGTCAACCTCTACCCTTCCCCTCACGACTTCGGACAAGTCGAAGAATCCTTTCTCTGCGGTGTTGGGCGTGAGGTAGATTTTCGATATCTCCGTTCCGTTTTCTTCTACTTGGATAATATACCGATAGTCAGCCGGGAGGGGGGTTGTCTGAGTGCCGCAAGTATAGACGAGATGCTGTCCCGCTGGGAACCAGTTCTCGCCGGGAGAGTCGTCGAAGCTTGCCATTAATTCTTGATTGTTATGTTTCCGAGTTTTGCTTTGAATTTACCTGCGATATCTTCCGCGAATGCTTCTCCTAGTTTTGGTTCAAAGCGAGCGAATACCGCTGCATATGCTTTCTCATAAAACCGAAGACCTACAATTCCCTTACGTTTGACAGCTCGAGCCATGAGGAAGGCAGCCGATTGAATGTTGGACTCCGTGCGCTTCTTAAATCGTCCCTTCTCATCTCGGAGCTTGATTCCTTTAGTTTTCATCCACTTTACAAAGACCGAGGACGGAGGTTGCTTGCGGAAGGTATACGGCGAGCCTTGATTCTTGCGAGTGCCGTTGACACCCTTGTCAATGAAAGCCGCATAATTTCCCGCCTTGCCTTTGGCTCCAAAAGTGATGCTTTTGATTTCGTCCCCACTTACCCGGACGCGGTAATTGAGAGACCGCTTCAGGTTTCCGCTTGCGACTCCGTAGTTCTTATTCTTGCCGATCTTCCGTCCTCCGAGGTGCCGCTTTGCACTCTTGACGACTTCGTTAGCAAACGCGATCAGCGTCTCGTTGACTTTGCTCATATGCCCGCGCGTTCGGATGCCTTGCGGCAATGGTTCTCCTCGATGCTATCGAGCAACAAGGTCAGCCATAAACCAAGCCCCGTGAGCGTTCGTTTTCGTTGGTTGGCTCCCAGGACAGCCGAGACGGAATGATTCCCGAAAGGAACACCCGAATCCATTAGAAGCCGATTGAGGAACTTTGACGCGGTTACCGACACGATGATAGAGAAGGAACGAAAGAGTTCGTATATGGCTCCCCAAATGCTTCTGAACATATCTGAGGCGGTAAACGCAAGGGACTCGAGCAAAGAGTAAACAATCCCGAGGGGAATCGTAAACACGGCGAGGACAAAAAGGGAGAAGACTTTGATTGCTTTCATGATAGGTACAAAAGGAGGTCAGCGATTGTTATGAAGCCGTCGAAATTCAAATCGTAGGCTTTGTCATACGGAGGCGGCGTTCCGTTGAAGTAGGCGAAGAAGCCTTGGAAGAATAAGGTATCAAACATTTTCAGGAGATTCAGGAAACCAACCGTTCTCTTCCATGTACTCTTGTGAACGGATCGTCGTTGTGCTTGGGATAATATGCCCAAACGGAAACTTGGAATTCACTTGTACGTAACTGCTCAGGCTGTACCGCTCATCATTCGAAAGCTCAGGGAAGCAAGCAACGAGGCGTTCAAGAGTTGCCGCGGGGCTAACGTGGATGAGGTAATCTGTATTCACCTGCAAAGCGTTCTGTACTCCGTCGGGATGTACGATGATACCGAACACGGCTGAATCGATTTCCCAATCTGCTTGAATGAGAACGGGTCGAGAGATATTGTACAGCTCACGCGTGATTTGCTTTGCCCGTGCTTCGCTTGTTTGCGTGGGCGTTGGTAGGACTATGATATAACCGTTCATCAGTAGATTGAGTAAAAGGTGTTGATGTTCGTTTCAATTCCTGTGCGGTTGCTTGCCGCATCTTGGTCAGATGGGTACAATACTAATTCCGTGAAGTGTCCTTTGAAATTTGGTACGTTCAAGCCTCCAATTCTTATTGAAGTGATGCCGTTGCTTCCTGGGTTTCCTGTTAAAATTGAATTCCCATTAAAAAATATTTCACTATTAGCCCCATTAAATAAGGAAAAATCTAATCGCATCGTGTTGTTTGCGCCTGTCCCACTTACGAAAGTGCTACCCGCATACATTCGCATCGTGCTGCCGTTGTCTTGTATAGCTGCATACGCTGACTGACCAAGACTGTAAAACCAACCTGCTGCATTAGTTTGACCTGTCGTGTCAACAACACTTATCGCGGTTGTAGGTTGTGCTTGTGTGGTCATCGTAGCGGTGAGAAGTTGTTGAGTGCCTGAATAAAACGTACTCGGATTTCCATTTGCATCCGTCACCACGCCCGTACTGCCGTCGTAAATCTTCGGCATGTTCGCGGTGTTGGATTGCGTCGCGTCGTTTCCGTTTCCACTCTGACAATACCAAGTCCGTACAAAGCCGTCGTTGCTTCCACAGTGGTCTGCAAGTGCAACAGTATCGAGCTCGTTAAATACATTGAAGCCGATGTCAGCGTATGAAGTGCCGTTGTATACCTCTATCGCGTCACCCGTGTAAGCCGTGCGAAGTTTCCTCAAAGAGTAAGCCGCCGCCGCACCTGAATACGTGTCGAGTAGTGGCGTGTTTTGGGTGAAGTAGTCTCCTATGTTTTCGCGTATGCTACCAATGTCTCCGCTTGTGTACTTATCAACTCCAAATAAAATGGCTTCGCTTAGGTTACCACGGTAAACTACTGTGTTATACGAACTGCCGCCAACTGCTAAATCCAAGCCGTTCGTTGAAAATGTTTTGCCGCTACCCGTTGCCGTTTTGACACCATTGAATGTGGATTTCATTAAAGATGTTGAGGAAGCAATGTCGTGCAGATGCCGTGTCAAGAAATTAGATTGCGCTCCTACGTTTACGTCTAAATTTGTTGCTGTCGTTCTGTTTCTTGCGCCGTCTTGCAGATGAGTGCGAAAGCCATCGTTATTGTCGCTTTGCATTGCCACAGCAAAGCTTTGGCTTCCAAATTGGTTGGTTTCTCTTCCAACAACTGTCACTGTAATTGCTGAAAGGTCTAAATCTTGCCCAGTGTATTTAAGTGCAGAATATGGAGCTGC